AAGGGCGGCCTGCAGACGCCGGACCTCGGCAATCACCAGGCATTGCAGAGACTGCAACAGGCCTCGAAGCAGTTGGGAATGAAGGCGATGGAGAAAAAATATGCATAGGAGGGTAACTTGCCATCTGTGAGCCGTAGTCAAGCGGGTTTCATGGCGATGAGTGCGACTGCCGCTGGTCGTGCCAAACTCAAAGCACACGGTAAAAAGCCAGCACCAGTATCGGTGGCTCATGACTTCCAGGCCGCCGACAAGGGCAGGCGAATCGGGAAATTGGCGAAGCACGTCAAGAAGAAATGACCGACCTGCCACGCCAGCAACAGCCGGTCACGGTCTGGGTGGAATCCAATCATCCAAACGACCGCGACACGGCGGCAACCGAGATGATCCGCTATCTCGAAAAGCGTTACGACGATCTGAACGTCAGCAAGAACGGCCATTTTGTCGTCATTTCCTGCTATCCCAGAGCGGTCAACGATTAGCGGTGCGTTGTTTGGGTAGCCTGAAAATGCCATCCCTCATGCTTCCCGGCCCCCGCAAGGGACAAGCCAGGCGCTGTCAAGACTCTAAATAGACTCATACGGCCCCCGTCCCCGGACAAGGCTGATAGATGATGGCCCCCGCGCATTCAGCAGGGCAAGGCCGCCGATATCACTCTTTTCAGGCGGGATAGCCATGTCCGAGAACCTACCCAAACTATTCACGACCCAATTTTCCACCGTGCTCGCGCTCAAACTGCAGCAGCGCCAGTCGAAGCTCCGCGGCCGCGTCATGGAAGGTTTCCACGTCGGCAAGCAGGCTTCTCCGATCCAGTACATCGGCGCCATCCAGATGAAGCCGCCGCAGGGCCGCTATGCCCCGATCGGCCGGCAAGACGTCGACTTCACCCGCCGGTGGGTGTTCCCCGTCGACAAGGACGCCAACCAGCTCATCGACACCTTCGACAAGCTCAAGACGGCGATCGAGCCGACCAGCCAATACAGTGACGTGGCCGCCGCCGCCGTCGCCCGCGAATGGGACGACCGGCTTATCAGCGCGGCCTTCGGTTCCGCGCAGATCGGCACCGATGCCGGCGGGCTTTCCACCGAGACCTTCAACACTGGCGCGCTCTCGAGCGGCGCCGGCTACCAGATCATCTCCAACTTCGGTTCCTCCGCGGCGAGCGGTCTGACCGTGGCAAAAATGATCGAAGCCAAGCGCGGCCTGCGCAAGTTGCAGGTCGACGTCGACGCGGAGGAAATGACCTGGGTCACCAACAGCCAGGGCGAGAGCGACCTGCTCAACCAGGTGCAGGTGGTCTCCACCGAATTCTCCGACAAGCCGGTGCTGCAGGAAGGCAAGGTCACGCGCTTCCTCGGCTTCAACGTCGTCTATTCGGAACGTCTCACCGACTACACCACGTCAGTCCGTTCCAACATCGTGTTCGTCAAGTCGGGGCTGTATCTCGGCATCTGGAAGGACACCGAGAACGACGTCGATCGGCGGAAGGATCTGTCGGGCCTGCCCTACCAGATCTACACCATGATGAGTTCCGGCGCGACACGGCTCGAGCCGGGCCGTCTCCTGCAATGCCTGTGTGCTGACACCTCGGCCGCCGCCGACGTCACACCTTAAAGGAATAGCACCATGGCTGTTGATCACGTTAAATCGACGTTCATCACGAACCTCGACGCTTCCCCCGCCGTCATCAACACGGCGGGCGAGGGTGGCGCGGGTCAGTTGATGGAAAACTCGGGCTATGCCACCGCGGTCGCATCGTCCAGCGCGGATGCCACCTACCAGTTGGTCCGGGTTCCCTCCAACTGCAAAATCAAAACCATCTTCTTCGAGAGTGCGGCGCAGACCGCCGGCAAGTTCGACATCGGCGCCTACTACGCCACCGATGGACAAGGCGGCCAACCAACGGCCTTGCTGGCGGCCAATGCCATCAGTCAGGCTTATTTTGCCGCGGTGATCGACTGTGCGTCCGCGGTGGTTCGTACCGACATCACCAACCAGGCCGGGCTTTACACCATCGACAAGCGAGCCCAGCCGTTGTGGCAGGCACTCGCCCTGACGACGGACCCCGGCGGCAATTTCGACATCGTCGCCACCGTCAAGACGACGGCGGTGACCACCGGCACCGGACGATTCGGCATCTCCGTAACTTATACGACGTGAGGTGAGAGATGGCAGTTGATCACGTCAAATCCACCTTCATCACCAACCTTGATGCCTCGCCTGCGGTCATCAATACGGCAGGGGAAGGCGCCGCGGCGCCGCTGTACTCGATCGAGGGATATGCGACTTCGGTGGCGTTATCGAGCGTCGATGCCACCTACCAGCTTGTAAGGGTACCAAGCAACTGCAAGATCAAGTCTATTCATCTTGATACTGCGGCGATGGCGGGCGGCACCTTCGACTTCGGCCTTTACTATGCAACGGATACGGAAGGCAACCAGCCGACCGCACTGCTGGCCGCCGCCGTCATCCACCGGACGTTGTTTGCCTCGGCGATGGATCTCACCAATGCGCTCGCGCGTACCGACATCACCAATGAAAGCACGCTCTACACCATCGATCGGCGGGTGATGCCGCTCTGGCAGGCGTCGAACACGACGAGCGTCGGTGTGGCGCTGACATCGGACCCCGGTGGCTACTTCGACATCGTTGCCACCGTGGTTTCGGTAGCAGTCACCAATGCCGGACGGTTTGGCATCACCGTCACCTATACGCAATGAGGTAAGACATGGCAAAACATTACGTTTGTCTCGCCCGCGGCGTAGAGGGCAGCAAGTACAGCGACTTTACTTATGACACCGCTGCCGGAACGGTGCTGTTTGAATTTGCCATTCAGGACGGTGTGACGCCGACCAAGACCGAGGTGCTGAAGGCGCTCGAGGCGTTCGAGCGGCATTTTGAGAACATGCAGCAGGTCATTCTCGGTTCCTTCGACGTAAAGGGATAATCCATGGCAATCACAGCAGAAGCCGTCTTTCGTGAATCCATCGCGCTTGCGGCCGGAACAAGGCAGCAGGCCATTGCCGCGGCATGGGTGACCTACACCGCCGCCGGCATGACTCCCGGTGCGATGGCAACCTACATCACCGCCAACAGCGCAGCGGAGGATGCCTACGATACCGCGGTCATCGCTGCCCGGCTGACGTCGGCGTTGCCGATCGTAAACCAGGGGCAGACCGGGCCAATCCCGACGCGGTGGGCCTCGCTGGTAGGGATGTACTGACGCATGACGATCCTGACCTATGGCGCAACCCTTGGCGCTGACTTCGGCAACAACCGTTGGGCGGTCGACGCTGCCCGCTGCAGTCCGGTGACGGTCGACGTCGCCGCGGCCATCGCGCATGTGGTTACTCTCGATGGGCTGGTGGTCGATGCCAAGGCAGCGGTAGCAGCGGCCAAGACCTCGGCGCTGGCTTGCCAGACCGCCAACGTCGCGGTGACCCCGGTCGAGAACGCCATTGCCCTGCTCGAAGCCGATGGTGCATCACCGACGCAGGGCCACGTCAACTCCCTGCGCACGGTCTGGAACACGCTGAGCACCAACTGCACCGCACACAATATCGCGGCCAACAACTCGGCCACTGCCGCCACCGATGCCGACACCTCGGTCAAGCTGGTCAACACCACAGACATCTCGGGCCATCTGTCGGCGATGACGGCTGAAACCTCGGCCGACGTCATTGTCTCCATCAACGATGCCACGGTCACCCGGCAGGCGGCGGTGAGGGCGGCACTGGCATCGATCTGGAATCGAATCGAAGGCGGCGGACTGGCGCCATAATGGAGGCTCCATGGCCGTTCTCTATGTCACTGAATACGCCAACATAGCCGTCCTGCAGGGCGGTCGCACGGCGCAGATCCCGATGGAACCGCCGCTGGTCGAGCAGGCCATTGCCATCACTGCAAGCTCCACAACCACGGCCGCCTTCAACGCCCAGACCGCGATCGTGCGGGTTCACACCGACGTCATCTGCGGCATTACCTTCGGCACCGCCCCGGTGGCAATCGTATCGACCGGCACCCTCGGCAGCGAGCGCATGGTCGCCGGGCAGACCGAATACAGCGCGGTGCCGCTCGGCAAGAGTTTCAAGATTGCGGTCATCGCCACGACGTAAGGATTCGACATGGCTACGCTCTACGTTACCGAATACGCCAACATCGCGGTGCTGCAGGGCGGCCGGGTGACGCAGGTGCCGATGGAGCCGCCATTGGTCGAGCAGGCATTCACTTTCACCACCACCACGCAATCGGCCGCCTTCAACGCCCAGACCACGATAGTCCGTCTGCATACCGACGCCATCTGCGGGGTGACGTTCGGCACCAACCCGACCGCGACCGCTGCCAGTGTCGGGCTTGGATCGGGCCGCATGGTGGCGGGCCAGACCGAATACCGCGCCGTGCCGAAAGGCGTATCCTACAAGGTTGCCGTTCTCTCGGTATCATAAGGGGCCACCATGATTTCGCTCACCAACGTCCCCATTTCCGAAGTTACCGCCTCGACCTCGCTGCTGGCGGCCATCGTCGCGAACCCAAAAGGCTTGCAGGCCGGCCTCGACGCCGCCGCCAAAGCCATTGCCGATTACCAGTTAATCCTGGCAAGAGCCAATGCCGCTATCGCGCAGGCCAAAGCTGACCAGGAAGCAGCGACGGCAGCCATGAAAGCGGCCAACGATCTTGCCGACGCCACCCAGTTGAATGCGAAGATCGTGGCCGACCGCGAGGCTGCGGTGAAAAAACTTGCCGACGATCTCAGTGTGCGCGAGGCGGCGGTGACGACTGCCGAGAAGGCCAACGAGGCGGCGTTTGCCAAGCGCGAGGCCGCGGTTGCTGCCAGCGAAGCGCGG